ATTGAACTGTTGGTCTAAAAGAAGTTCAGCAGTTACAGTAGCACCACTGTGACTTATAGCATCAATATCATAACCATTGGAATTATTAGTTGTAATGATGCTAAGTGGTTCACTAAACTCAAAAGCATTCTCTATAATCTCAACTTTATCAACAGATCCACCTGATACACTGGCAGCAATTTTTACTTTATCATTTCCACGAACTGCAAGTGTAGGAGGTTGATTATATCTTATACCACCATCTACTACTTGAATCTCATCCATTCTTGCAATACCACTGATATCAACAATAGCAGGGACAGCTAAGAATGGTAGTAGTGTAGGATCAGTAGGATAATCAAATCCGTCCTTGATTCTTTCAAGAGTGTCAATCTGACCTATCTCTGGTGAAGATACTTTTACAATACCATCTTGACCTTGTGTACTAGCAAAACCTATAACTCTAGGAAGGATTGTATATCCCTTGCCTGGGAAGTTAATCTTAGTATCGTTAATAGGCCCTCTAGCGTTCTTAGAAGAGGTGCTATATGTGATTGTACTCACACCAACTCTAGATATTAGTCTTTGTGGTTCAAGTGGTTTTTCTTTTAGGTTGAATGTAAATGTGGTATCATCTTTTTTGATAATATTATGATCAGTTGCAAGAACAACAGGTTTGAATGTAATATTGTTTCTACCATTAACTTCAGTGTCCGATGAACCAAATGTCTTTCTAGTATCAGAAGGAACAACAGGAGTTAGGTTGTAATATGACTTTTTAGGCCACGCTACGTTAGTTTGGATCTTAACTGTAGCATTTGGGGTTCCAGTTATGCCATCTCTTACAATACTGAATCCAGTGGCATTAGTTCCATTTACATCAAGTCTTTCTTTGAAATTAATGTCATCAAAGAAATCAAGTTTCATGTCTAAGAGACTTTGATCAGATACATCAAATGTAATTGAGTTTCCACTAGTAAATTCTAAAGATGGATTTATTTTAGCAAGATAACTTTCATTATTTGCAGATGCTTCCGTTACTGATGTTATTGCAACAGGATTAGAGTCAAATACATCAGACTTGTACTTACAGAGTTTGATTGCATCAGTATCCTCTCTAAGAATGAAATAACTTTCATTATGCACTAAACCAGTGATATTATTTCCACCATCGTAGAATACTACTTTATCGCCGTTCTCTAATGAGTCATTATTGATATTAATCTTAGTTAGATCAGAGGAGAAGAAAGATATACCAAAACCAATCTTTTCAGTTGTTATTTTAGCAACAACAGGGTCATATCTGACTGCAACAGTTTCTGTAGACTGAGGAAGAGCCTCTAGAGTAATTACGTCTCCAGTAAGCAATCCATGAGAAGAAGTTACTCCAACTTCACCAAAGAACCTATCTACCTTACTTGTTACTTTAGGATAGTTAGTGGTAAACGAATGTGCAAATCCAGCATTGGAAGCAACAGGGTAGAACCATATTGCATCGCCTGTAGTAGGAATACCAGTTGTAGATAGTCCAATAAAGTCCTGATCAAAATTAATTGCATATACATCAGAACCATCCGTCAATGTTTCAGTTCCTACACCAGAAGTTGCACCAGCAGATACTTTTGCCCACACAAGTGAGGTTCCACCAATACCCATGCTGTATGTCAGTTTCTGACCAGTGAAGAACTTATGACCTTTGATGTAGATGTTTTGTTGAGGAACAAATCTGTTTTCTACACTTTGTTGAACAGCTGTGCTTAGACCAGTAAGAGTAATTGTGTAATGTGTACCTGTAGAACCCAAACCCACAGTTTGTAGTGGATTGAAATAGGTAATAGTATTCTCAAAGGTGAATCTAGTTACAGTTGATTGTCCAACAGGGAAAGAGAACTTAGTTGGTTTTAAAACAATGTTGTCAGTGCCTACTGCATGTGTCATAGCAGCACCAACATAGTTTTCTCTGTTTATATAAAATCTAGAGAACTGCGAATCGATAGCAGTGATTGTAAATGTCTCAGTTCCTATTCCAATGGTATCATTGACCTCAAAACCATCTACGTCTGTTACATAGATGTTTGTGCTAACACCTGATACAGTAACATTTCCTAATTCTCTTGCAAGACCAGTTTTTCTAGAAATAACATTGACTTTTCGAGGACCATTGAATTCTGTAAAGTCAGCAGTGCTGATACCACTTAAAATAACAGTTTCACCATCTGTAATCTCATGTGGTACAGTTGTAATACCAGTAATTGTATTTCTTGTCTTTACAAGCTCAGTTTCACGGAAAGTAGAGACTCCAATCTGCACGGTGTCTACTTCTTTACCTAAAACAGACCCAACAACGATATTTGCACCAGTTCCGTTAGTACCAAAGTTATCAAGCTCTAATAAGTCATCAACTTTGTATCCATCACCTCTAGAGAAGATTGTTACAGATGAAATACCAGAACTCTTAGTTTTAGTAACTGAAAACTCTTGTTTTAGAGCATCTTTAACATCATCAATCAAATCATAGTCGGAATTACCATATGAGAGATAATATGGGGCTACGTTTCTTGTAAGTTCTCTTTCAGTGATGTCAATGTCTTGATTGAAGAAAGTTACGAAGTTTTCTTCAATAGGAGTGTCTTTAAATGCTCCACCAACCAAATATGGGAATTTTGGTTTAGCAATACCACTAGAGTCAACGTCTACGCTGTAGAAGTAAGCATATACACCATCTGGATACTGTGGAGTCACACAATAACGCCCACCGTGTACGTCTAGGTCTCCTGAGTTGTCAAAGATGTAATCATTGGTAAAGTATCCAAAAGCGAAGCCAGGAGGTCTTAAACCCGATCTAAGAGTGGTATCAAGAATGTATCCTGACTGCAATCTTTGTATTGCTCCTCCTGTTGGAGTCTGATAACCATAAGGACCATAAATTGGATTACCATCATAAGCAAATCCAAGTATAGGTGAGTGGAAAGCATTGGGTGTCTCTAAATTACCAGAATCAATGTTGTCTCCAAGTTGATATCTAAGTTTTTGTGGAGGATAGATACCTATTGTCTGCAATTGGAAGGCAGGGTTAGTACTTGGCTTTGTAAGTAGTGAATCTGCATCATTGATGATAGCATCGTTCTTCTGAACTTGGTTTATCTTCCATTCACGAACATCTGCAATGAATTTAGCAGATTTACCTCTGTTTTGTAAATTCAGAGTAGTATCACTTGATCCATACCCAATACCACCATCAAGAATCCTTACACCAGTGATTTTATTGTCTGTAATGATTGGTCTAATATCTGCAAAGTCTCCTGTAGGACTAAAGATGTTAATATCCGAGTCTTCACGGTATCCTTTACCAGAAGCAAGAATTTGAACGTCTACGATAGATCCACCAATGATAATTGGCTTTAATAGAGCGTTGAATACAACAGTTGAGATACCAACATCAGGTCTTCTATGGAAATCCATGATATTAGTGCAACCATAACCAATACCACCCTCTTCTAAGTAAACACTCTCAATAGATCCAAGAACTAAAGGTTCAAACTCTGGTTGAATTGCAGTTGTGCTACCAATAGCAGATAAACTCTCTACATTTACAACAATAGGAGGATATTTGATTGTATGTTTGCCAAGTCCAATACTACGGATTACAGTTGTCTTATTTTTGTTATAATTGGTAAGATTTCTTTGTGTAGCAACTCCAACATCACATAATCTGAATCTATTGGAGTCAATTACTTTAACTGCATATTGAGTGGTTGTAGAAAGTCCACTTACAGCAGTTCCGTCTGTTGAATACTCAACAATTTCGCCATTATTGAAATTATGATTAAATGCAAGGATATAATCGTCTGATGTACTGATACCAGACTGCACATCACCGTTAGTTGGCCTACCTTGTACAATAACTTTCTTGTTTGAGTATCCAGAACCCTGTTCTTTAACATAAATCTTGGTTATTGTGTTTTTAGCAGTTACCGTTGTAAAACGATGGAAACCAAAACTGATATTTCCGATATTTACAGTATTGATACCTGACTTAGCATCTTCTGGTGTTTTGTGTAACTTAATTTTGTTTTCATTAATAACACCAGCATAATATGTTGATCCATCAACGATATTAACAATAGGAGTATTACCTCTAGAGTCATATATGATAGCTTCACCTAATTCAAAGTTATGTCTGTCGGGGAAACTGATACTTTCATCAAATGTATCAACAGATGTACCATCAGCCTTAAAATTAGCTACAATACGACCTCTAACTAAGTTAGACTCAAGGACGGCACCAGTTCCGTTACCACCACTAACAGTAATCTTGGGTTTTTCCTGATATCCGATGCCAGGAGCAACCAATTTAACTTCTCGGAAGGATCCAGTAACATTAGCATGAGCAACACAACCAGTTCCTTGCTGATCGTTGATGACGAGTGGAGGTCCTGAGATAACATCATAGTCTGTCCCTGCATTTGTAACTTTAATATCAGTAACATCACCGTGGAAGATCTCTTCATCAAAAACAGTCGGTGGAAATAGTTCAACACCGTTTGCCAATAAACCTACTGGTTTGTTATTGATTAATCTTTGGTTTGGATCGTCAAAGAGATTTCTTTGTTTGTATACAGGATACTTTCTAAGTATCTTCTGGTTCTTAAGTGTTTTATTTTCCCATCCTGACTTATAGATGAACTGTCCAGAAGTATTAGTTCTTACTGCAATATACTTTTTAGCAAATACGTCAGAACCACTATATGACAAGTAAAACTCAGTTTGGTTAATGGCAGTTACAAAATAGATACCACTACTGATGCCACTGTTAGTTGTATTGTCCCAATAAATCTTATCTCCAGTTACATAGTTGTGATTTAGTGGAGGAGGTGTTGATAGGGTGACGTTAGTGGGGTCAAATGATCTAAGGGTATAAGTAAACCCACCACCTAACAAAGGTGTCCCAAAACCGTCCACAACCTCAACTGTGGAACTTTTTACAAAGACTTTGTTGTCAGTTGCAAAAACAGGATAGTTAGGTAAACCAGAAGATGCAACGTAGAAGAATTCTTCAGCCTTATCTAAGTAACTATTCTGAATACCAACAGGAAAGTCATCTACGCCTGGGAAATATCCTGAGTTGTGAGATGCTTTAGTAACTGTCTTTGTAATTACTGTTGATTCTGCTGGAATGGCTGTGGCAGTTTGAACAACAATCGTATTTGCATAAACTTTAGAAAGATTGGTTGCATCATACTCAATATCTTTGATTGTGATGACAGAAGTATCTCCAGCTTGGTTTCTGATGACTAATTCTTCACCAACATAGAAAACGACAGAATCGAAAAGGGTAATTCTATAAGTATTGACGTTTACCTGACTAATATTAGAAATACTGTGACTTGAAGGAATATTATAGATCCAATTATTGAATTGTGGGACATCACCTAAGTCTCTACCAAAAGAAAGCAACTTGAGTTTATCATCAACTTGCATATTGGTGGATTGACTTGTATCCGCTTCACCAATAACGTTTACAATTCTAAATTGCAATAATGAGGTCTGTCCAAAACCAGCATAAGCGTATGAAAGTTTATTTTCAAGAATATCTGCACCAAAAACTAAAGAAGTTGTAATACCACTAACTCCTAAGAACTGGTTTATGGTTTTATCGTTATAAGTGACGTTTAGGAAGTTAGATCCTTTTGTAGGTCTTACAAGAAGACTTCCTGATTGACCAAATCCAACTGTAGAGTCAACTACAATAGTACTTGATCCAGTGCCAACAATTTCAAGTGCTTTTGTTTTACCAGGCACTTGGAAACTACCATCAAATGACGTAGCATCCAAAGATAACTCATAAAAGTCAGTTTGATTGATTGGTCTATATTCAACATTGTAGATTGAAGCACTTACAGTACCAATTCCAGCAACATCTTGGAATAAGAAGTTACCAATAGATTGTAATGGTTGTCCACCGAATAAGTTTTCAACTAAAATATGTTTAGTTTTGAAATATACGTTTGCAGAGGGTGTAAGTGTATTATCAACAGGTTTTAGAAGTTCAATGTCTTCACCATATAGAAGTTTAAAGAGAATCTGGTATGAAGAGTCAGTTCCCTTCGACATATAGAAGTCTTTTGCCCTAGTTAAGATGTTTGTGACAGATACTCCAGTTGTAAAAGATCTATCTTCAAATCCAGGCAAGAATTCAGTCTTAAATTTAGAAAAGAATGTCTGTAAGAATAAATTACTTAAATTTACAACAGTAGATCCAGAGGCATGTGCATTTGCATCAGTAATTGCAAAGTTTAGGAACTCCTGATTGTCATCTCTTGATATTTGATCAATACCACTGAACCCTCTAGAGCATCCTAGAAACTGTGTATCACTTTTCGAGGTATATGTAATAACTTCGTTGTCGATCTTCAACAAACCATAAGTATCAGGCCAACCAGTGGTGGAAGTTACGTTTATAGTTTGTGATCCAGCAAAACACGCTTGTGTAAGCTCAGTAGATGCTATTAAAGTCTCATTATTGAACGCACTTATCTTTCTATACTCAGCAAGGTTGTTTGCTAAGTCAGTCATACCAGACTGATGTTCCTGTGATTCGTAATATTGACTTAAAAACTCTTTGAATAGGGGAGATTCCTCATTTAAGAACTCAGGAATCTGAGACTCAATGACATGAGAGATTTTTACTCTTTTAATATCTGTCATTTATCTTGTGTAGATTGATTCGCTAGCGTAACTAGATGTTGTGACGTAAGAAGTAGCAGAAGTATTCTCACCAGAGGATACAACGTCAGGAAGTGCATTAACAGAACTATTTGTAACGTCTAATTGTAGGTAAAGATCTTTGAGTGCAATAACATCATTAGATTGAGGTATTGCCTCAACCTGTATTAAGCCATTTGCTAAAGAAGTCCCTGTTATATTTACCACATCCAAATTAATCTCTCCGTGAATGTAATCTACTGTCCCAGCGTCGTTTTTAACAATGAGAGGAAGGTTATTTACAAGTTTGAAGAAGATAATCTTACCAAAGTCAGTTCCAGCTGTAGGAATGTCACCCATGTAGATTGTTCCACTAACATTAGCTACCGTAAATCCTGTAGAACGTATTCCATATCCATTACGTTGTTTAAAAAAGGAGTTTCCGTAGCAAAGTTCATAAGTTGCAAAAGTATTGAGTTCAGGCGCAATGTCTCTTCTCATTTTTACCTTTGTAATGTTAGAAGTAACACCTCTTGCAGAGTCATCAATCAATCCTTGAATTTTACTATACTTAAATCTACCACCAAAAGCATTGATATCAGAAGATTGAGAATATGATGTCAAAGTTCTGGTTACAGAAGTAACTAACTCAGTTGTATCAGAAACTGCGTTACTGTTATAGTAAACAGAAGTGTCCACTTCAATATAAAGATACTTAAGATCAATAATTTCTGGTTTGATACCAGCAATCGAATATTGTTTGAGTTGCCTTTGAATATCGTCCTTTGTAATCTGTGAAAGGAAAGAACCATTCTTAGGTTTGATGGAAATAAAGACTTTTCCATACTCAGGTGGATCTAACTCCTCTCCACCGTAGGAGGTCACAGATTCAACGTTAGGATACACGAATGGAATTATACCTGTGTAGTCATTCGCCGTTACTGCACGGTATTGTGAGGAGTATATACGAGGTGCTAGGTATTTGATTGTACTTACATCTTCAACATCATCACCATCGCTAGATCTTTGTGCAGTTCTTAAGACAGAAATACCAGATGTTACAGATAGTCCCTGATCGTCTTCTAAAACTCCAACGAATGAGAAGTTTCTAGCATCATTTCCAGCTCTTCCATTAGTTACAATGTAGTTAACAGTAATTGTAGCTCCACCAGGCGGTTTTTTACCAATAATTCCGTCTCCAAATAAAATTTCATACTGTTCATCTTCAATTTCTTGAATCAAGAAGAGTTTTGATGTAGCATCTACTCTTAAAATGTTGTTGTATAGCGTGTATATCTCTTTTGTCGTAGATTCAACTGTAATACGAATAGAAGTAGTGTCAATATTTGCGTTTGGAAGTATGAAACGTTGATTTGGAATTGAATAATCAACTTGGAAACTCTTTTGAAGGTAAATTCCTTCGTAAATATTCAAATTACTGAAAGTAGCAATATTATTTTCGTTTGTAGTAGCAACAAAGTCGTCAGGAATAGAAAAAATGTAAGAACCACCAACCTGATTACCCAATGCAACCTGTCCAGCCTTCAAAGTTACGATTCTTGTGTCATTCAAACCCATGTCAACTGTAAAATTGACGACTGCTTTAGCAGATCTACTTGATCTAGGTACATATCCAATGTTTCTAGCAAGTGAAACTACGTTTTCACGCAAAGTTGCACTGTCTAGGAAGCACTCGTTCACTGCCATGTTGGTATTGTAGGCAGTAACGTAACTATTATACGCTAAAAGATCAATTATAGTCGCAAAGTTTGACCCTTCAAAGTCAAAATCAGCAAAATCACTGTTTACTCTGAGATAATCCTTAATCTGTTGCCTAAGATCACCGAAATCTAGGTTTGTGAACTGGTTAAAAGACATTATATTCTAGTTGATTGGAGAATGAATTCTATTTGTTGACGTGCCGCAGTCAATCCAACGATATCATACTTGATTTGTATTTCTAAATCGCTACTATTAGCCACATATGTGACTTGTACCTTGGCATTTGCTACTCTTGGTTCAAAGTTTTCCAACAAAAGGAAAATATCATCTTCTAATTCATATGCCATAGCTGCATTTGGAAGTTCAAACAGCTGTTCTTCAATTCTACTACCCAACAGTGGGTTGAAAAATCTCTCTCCTAGCTTTGTTCTTACCAAATTTTGCACAGAACGCTTGATAGCATCTTCATTTGAGTAAGCTCCTATGTCATCTGTGACAGGATGCTTTGCAAATGTTAAGCTAATGTCCTTAAAGGGAACACTTTTATTGAGTTGTTTATCAATTAGTGCCATTTTTTAGCAATTCCTAAATTTATCTAACTCTTGTTCTATCAATTCTTGCTGTCTTTTTTTATCATTAGCGTCATCGCCAACGACTTCACGCAAAATTGTATCATCATCTTCTGGTTTTTCTATAAAACCATCATCAGGAACGCTAAATTGTGTATTTTTTAGCTTCATTAAGGGCAAGTATACTATTCAAATTCTATTTAGACACAAAAAAAGACCCTTTTAAAGGGTCCTTAAAGTTTTTTAGGTATTTTCTAACCAGCAGCGAGTGGTGATTGTGAGTCATTTGTGTTTGCGGCAGCTTTTTTGCGTGCTTGAGCACTCACATCATACTGTCCTTTCACACTTCCGCTACCAAAACCCTGACTTTCAACGTTATGGGGAGCTAATTTTGGATCTGAGTCTGCCATCTTTTAACCGTTTTCTTTTTATTTATCAATCTGAGCTCGTAATCGGTCTGGAGAGATACCTTCTTCAAGGTAAAACTCCAATCTGGTCTGTGCTTGATCTTTAGTAAGACCTACATCTAGCTTTGGATTGTTCACACACCAACCAGAAGTTCCTAATTCTACTACTTTGTACTTAGTTTCCATTAGATTATCCTTGTTTTCTCGTGACCAACACGGATTTTAGGATCAATCCAGATCTCCATACCCGCTTCTTTTGCATCAAGACAGAATGAAACGTCTTCTCCACACATATCTTGAACTTCTCCTGAGTCAAAGACTTGCATTTTAGGTGCAAACCAAGGATACTTCATCTCTTTATGTTCAAATACACCGTTCTTGATGAGTAACCAACCAAATCCTGTGTAGTCAACTGTGAAAGGCT